CTTAAAAACTATTTGGATAATGCAGTAGCTGTAGCAGAACATCCTGACATAGTGCAAGATATAGATGACTTAGTAGCTGCCTTAGCTACTTCGCAAGAAAAATTAAAAACTGTACAAGGAATGTTTTAATGAGTCTAACAGGAACAAGAGAATATTATAAGCCTTTCGATCATCCCTGGATGTTTGATTATTATGTTCAACAAAACCAAATGCATTGGTTCCCTGAAGATGTTCCTCTTCATAACGATGTACAAGATTGGCAATATCTAAACGATAAAGAAAAGAATCTACTGACGCAAATATTTAGATTATTTACTCAGTCAGACGTTGATGTTAGTACAGGCTATGTAGATCGTTATATGCGGATCTTTAAAAAGCCTGAAGCTCGTATGATGATGGGGGCGTTTAATAACATGGAG